GATGAATCAGATGCTTTAGTAGGGAATGAATCAACTCCGGTTGATGTTTCAGACGCTATGAGCGCATACACTAATGCCATAACTAAACATAATTCTTAAGAATTATATATTTTAACTTAAACAATATTCCAAAAAGGGGAAAATACAATGTTTAATGCAGACCAAAACTTAATCGAAAAGTGGTCTCCAGTCTTGGAACACGAAAGTGCACCAAAGATTGAAGATAACTATCGTAAAAGCGTAACTGCACGTCTTCTTGAAAACCAAGAAGTTGCCCTAAAGGAAGAAAGACAACAAAGATCATTCGGACAGATTGATGAAGCAGCTGCTAACGTAACTGGTTCAGGAATCGATAATTTTGATCCTGTCTTAATTTCTTTGGTTAGACGTGCTATGCCTAACCTTATTGCTTATGATATCGCTGGCGTTCAGCCAATGAGTGGACCAACTGGTCTTATCTTCGCAATGAAATCTAGGTATTCAACTCAAGGCGGTACTGAAGCGTTATTCGACGAAGCAGATACTGACTTCTCAGGTGCTGGTACGCACCAAGCTGATCCTACTGGATTGGTTGGCGTAACTGATGCCGACACTGATGGTTCAATTGCCGATACTGCTGACACTGTGTCAACATACGGTGAAGGTCTTCCTACAGCTACTGCTGAAGCAAGAGGAACCTCTGGTGGTGTTGGAGCTGCGTTTGCTGAAATGGCGTTCTCAATCGAGAAATCAACCGTTACAGCTAAATCAAGAGCTCTAAAAGCCGAGTACACAATGGAACTCGCACAAGACCTTAAAGCAATTCACGGTCTTGACGCTGAAGGCGAATTAGCTAACATTCTTTCTGCTGAAATCCTTGCTGAGATCAACAGAGAAGTTGTTAGAACAATTCTAACTAAAGCTAAAATTGGTGCTTTACAATCTTCAACTGCAGTATCTGGTATCTTTGATGTCGGAACTGACTCTGATGGTAGATGGATGGCAGAGAAATTCAAAGGTCTAGTTATGCAACTAGAACGTGAAGCAAACGTTATTGCTAAAGAAACAAGAAGAGGAAAAGGAAACTTTGTTCTTTGTTCTTCTGATGTTGCTTCTGCTCTAGCTGCTTCTGGTGTTATGGATTACTCACCTGCACTATCAACTGGTCTTAACGTTGATGATACTGGTAATACTTTTGCTGGTGTTCTTAACGGAAGATTAAAAGTGTACATTGATCCTTATGCAACAGGCGACTTCGCTTGTGTAGGTTATAGAGGTTCTAACCCTTATGACGCTGGTATGTTCTACTGCCCATACGTTCCTTTAACTATGGTTAAAGCCGTTGGTGAAAGTGACTTCCAACCAAGGATCGGATTCAAAACAAGATATGGAATGGTGACTAACCCATTCGTCGCAGTTGACGGAACAGGTACTAACCGTGCTAACCCATACTTTAGAATCTTCAGAGTTGACGACATTATGGTGTAAACCAGAATTCGAACAATTCATTAAAAGAGGGCTTCGGCCCTCTTTTTTTATATACTGACTTTATAAACCATATAAATATAAGTATGGCTTTAACACAAAATAAAAACTTTCTTAGTCCAGTCGGATTTACATTCGTAATCGATGGATCTACATTTGCAAATACAGAATACTTTTGTACTTCTGTTTCTATGCCTGGTATATCAATGGGTGCTGTTGATATAGGTTATAAAGGAGTTAATTTAACCGCAACTGGTGATAGAATGACCTTTGGTAGTTTAAGTATTACATTTAATATAACCGAAAATATGGAAAACTATATCGAAATGTATGATTGGATGCTTAGGGTTGTTAATGGAAAGAATGCCGAAGATGAAAAATACGATGCTAGATTGATGGTATTATCATCTCATAATAATGTATCTAAAGAAATAAAATTTGAACAAGTATTTCTTACAGAGTTGGGTGGAATTGAATTTAATAGTAAATCTACAGATATAGAATACGCACAAGCTTCGGCTACATTCAGTTATACCTTATTTGAATTTAGTAAATAAAGAGGTTTACTTTTGCCACAAAGTGTGGTATAATATATACTATGAATATTGAAACTATATTAGAAATGTGGAAGAAAGATTCCGTAATTGATGAAATGCAGTTAGACGAAGCTTCAAGAGATTCCGCCAAATTACACTCAAAATACTTAGAGTTATATTCTATAGCTAAACTAAGATTAAAAAAATTAGAATTAGAATTTAAACCTCTTCTCAGAGATAAGTTTTTACATTATGGTGGTAAACTATCTAAAGAAGAGTTAGATGAAAAAGGATGGGAATACGATCCTTTAAATGGTCTTACTGTATTAAAAGGAGATCTAGATAAATGGTACGATGCCGATCCTAAAATACAAGAACATCAAATTAAAATAGCCATGCAACAAGAATTAGTTGATACACTTAAAGAGATAATGGATAATGTTAAGTGGAGACATCAGAATATTAAGAATATGATCGAATGGCGAAAGTTTACTAGTGGAATATAGAATACACAATTACAAGTTTGATAATTTTGGTAGGTACTATGATATAGTACGAGCTGCCATGAATAAACTTGGCCATAGAGAAGTTTCATCCGAATCTTTTCATGAACACGCAGATATAAACATATATAATCACGCGTACGTGCGTGAGCGTAACGCAATAGTAGTTAAACCTACAGGTCCTACATCTAAACATTTTGCTCTAGATAAAAATGGATATGCAGATACTTCTTTAATATCTTATGAAGATCCTTATGTATATGAAACAATGTATTCACATTTAAATCCTAATAATGATATGCAATGGAGTAAGATTAGATCTTTAATTAATAATAAATCTAATAAATGGGATGATTCTTTATTACTTAAATGGAGGCCTGCGAAAGATATAGCTAATGATCATATATTAATAATAGGTCAAATACCTGAAGATGAAGTAGTAGATGGATTTAGTTTTGGAGATCATTGGAAAAAATTAGTTTCTATTGTTGAATACTTTTGGTATGAAATAGGCGAAAAAAATATAATAGTTAAGATACATCCTAGCATGAAAAAGAGAGGTAAGAGAAAAGATAATATAGATAAATGGATTCAAGATGGAATAGATGTTAGAGTTGATTTTGAATCTATACATGATTTCTTACCTAAAACTAAAGTAGCTATAATAGAAAATAGTACATGTGGAATCGATTGTTTAATGCATGAAGTTCCAGTTATAACATATGGATGGCCTGAATATCATTGGGTGACTAAAAAATTACAAACATTACCTCAATTAAATAATGTAGCTTATGACTTAAGTTGGCATGAAAAGACTAGAGCTAAGCAATTCATATATTGGTATATTTTTGATTACCTATGCACGGATATAGATAGTACTGTACGAAGATTAAAAGAACTCTTATAATGGAAACTATTATTGTTAAAAAGGTTAATGAAACCTTTCTCGAAATAGAATGTGAAGCCTCTTGTGAAAGAGAACTAACCGAACATTTTTGTTTTTATGTACCTGGATATAAGTTTATGCCAGCCTATAGAAATAGAGTATGGGATGGAAAGATACGTTTATTTGACATGAGAACTAAAAGATTGTATTGTGGCTTATACAATTATCTACTAGAATTCGCAGAACAAAGAGAATATAATGTTATAAATGAAGGTGAAATTATCACTAGAAATCATGACTATGACATAGATTTAATGATAAAAGGATTGCCCCTGACTGCAAATGGGGCTGATATAACACCAAGGTCATATCAAATAAGTGCCTTAAAACACTCCCTAGACGTTAACAAATCGCTCCTGTTGTCGCCTACCGCTTCTGGAAAGAGTTTAATTATCTATCTTGCAATAAGACATTTCTTAGAAACCGAAGAAAAAAATGTATTAATTATAGTACCTACTACATCATTAGTAGAACAATTGTATCATGATTTCCATGATTATTCTAGTAAAGATTTTAACTTTGATGTAGAACAGAATGTTCATAGAGTATATGCCGGTAAGGAAAAAATGAATGTAGAACCTAGAGTTATTATAAGTACATGGCAATCTATTCATAGGCTTTCGGCTCCATGGTTTAAAGATTTTGGAATGGTAATAGGAGATGAAGCTCATAACTTTAAAGCAAAGTCATTAACATCGATAATGGAAAAATGTGTTAATGCAAAATATAGAATAGGAACTACAGGTACATTAGATGGTACTCAAACACATCAATTAGTATTGGAAGGATTATTTGGTCCAGTACATAAAGTCACAACATCAAAAGATCTAATGGATGAAGGAACATTAGCACAGATGGATATTAATGTATTATTATTAAAATATAAAGATGAATATTGTCAGGTAGTTTCAAAGATTAAATATCAAGAAGAATTAGATTTTATTGTAGGTTATGAACCACGTAATAACTTTATATCTAATCTAGCCCTAGATCAAAAAGGAAATACATTAGTATTATTTCAATATGTAGAAAAACACGGTAAACCTCTACATGATATGTTAAGAAATAAATTAGATAAACATAAAGTATATAAAGATAGAAAGTTATTCTATGTAAGTGGTGAAACGGACGTGGACACGCGCGAAGAAATTAGAGCTATTACTGAAAAAGAATCTAATGCAATTATAGTAGCTTCTATAGGAACATTTTCTACTGGAATAAATATAAGAAACCTACACAATTTAATATTTGCTTCGCCCTCTAAGAGTCAGATTCGTGTATTACAATCGATTGGAAGAGGGCTTAGGAAATCAGATAGAGATACAAAAGTATTTGATATAGCTGATGATCTACATTGGAAAGGTAATAAGAATTATACTTTAAATCATGCGGCAGAAAGAATTAAAATATATTCAAAAGAAAAGTTTAAATATGAGATTTTTGAGATAAATATATAATATGAACAAGATCAATATAAGGCAATTTAAATTATTAAACGGCGAAGAAATAATCGCTTTAGTAAGCCAAAAGGAAGATAAGAGTTTCATACTCGAAAGACCGTTCGTTATCAAAGCTAATATGTTGGGTGGATATGCATTCGTCCCATGGTTTCCTTTTTCTTCTCAAAAGTTATTCAAAATAGAAAAGAATTTTATTATGCATCATGTAGAGTTAGATGAAGATGTTAAGACAGAATATATTAGGTTGGCGGCTAATCTATCTAAGCCTGTAATAAAAGATAGTAAGATAGTTCAAGGGCCTACCGATGAAGAAATATTAAAAGAATTTGATCAGTTCGTAGAAGATACAATTGATGAATATGGTGTGGATGATTTTATAGAAATGACTGAAAAGAAGCGGACTTTACATTAGTACTCTCTCTCTCCTCAAGACACTCTATTATTATACCACAAAAATAACCATTTGTAAACCTTTTTTTTAATTAATTTAATGGTTTACTTTTGACTGAAAGTATGGTATAATAGATGTACTGTACAAAAAAATAATTATGGAGAAATAATATGGCCGATGCAAAGAAGAAAGCTCATTATATTAATAACAAAGAGTTTTCGCTAGCAGTAGTAGATTACGTCAAGCTAGCAAACGAAGCAAAATCGAAAAACAAGGCGATTCCAAAGGTAACGGATTATATAGCTCAATGCTTTATAAAAATATCTGAAGGATTGTCCCATAGACCTAACTTTGTTCGATATACCTATCGTGAAGAAATGGTAATGGATGCAGTGGAAAACTGTTTACGAGCAATTAAGAATTACAATATAGAAACTGCAACTAGGACAGGAAAGCCTAATGCATTTTCTTATTTTACTCAGATATGCTATTTCGCTTTTATAAGAAGAATAGCTAAAGAGAAAAAACAACAAGATATAAAATTTAGATTCATCGAGAAGATGGGTATAGAAGATTTTACTCAAATGGGTATGGATGAAGGTGGTGCCGCAGAAACAATGGCTTATGTAGATACATTAAGACAACGTATCTCTAAAGTTCGCGATACTGATGCTGCAATTAAATCCTTTGCTAAAGAAGAAAAACAGAAAGAGAAAAAGAAGCTTGAGCTTTTTATGAATTGATATGAAGAAATTATCTACTAAACAAAAGAAAGCTTGGAATAATCTTTCAAAGAAAAGACATACTAAATATTTAAAAAGAAGACCGCATGTTCTTAAACTAAAAGCTGCAGAAAGAAGGATAAATACTATACAGAGAAAAATGGCTCGAATTATGTATTATCGCAGGAAATATTCCCAACCTCAACAACCAACCGGAAAAGTACTATGAAGTTAGCTATATTGAATGACACTCATTGTGGTGTCAGGAATTCTAGTGATATATTTTTAGATTATCAAGCAAGATTTTACGAAGAGATTTTCTTTCCGTATTTAAAAGAACATGGAATTACTCAAATATTACATCTCGGAGATTATTACGAACATAGGAAGTTTGTCAATTTCAAAGCGCTCAATGCTAACCGCAAGCACTTCCTTGAACCGATGCGTGACGCTGGTATTACTATGGATATCATTCCCGGAAACCATGATGTATATTTCAAGAACACTAACCAGCTCTGTTCTCTCAAAGAACTTCTCGGATATTTTACATCAAACGTTAATATCATTATGGAACCAACTGTACTCGATTATGCTGGACTTGGAGTTGCGGTTATTCCCTGGATTAACAATGGAAATTATGAAGAGTATACTAAATTTGCATTGAAGTGTAAAGCAGATATATTAGGAGCTCATTTAGAATTAAAAGGATTTGATCTTATGGCTGGTGTGCCTAATCCTCATGGAATGAATGCAGATATATTTTCTAGATTTGAAACAGTTCTATCAGGACATTTCCATACTAAATCTTCTAAAGGTAATATTCATTATTTAGGATCTCAAATGGAATTTACTTGGGCAGATGTAGATGACCCTAAATATTTTCATGTATTAGATACGAACACCCGCGAGCTCACGCCCGTGCGTAACCCTATAACTATGTTTAAGAAATTTGTATATGATGATACTAAGACAGATTATTCTGATATAGATACTAAACAGTTTGAGAAAAAGTTTGTTAAAGTAATTGTTCTTAATAAGAATGATTTATATATGTTCGATAAGTTTATAGATAAACTACAGAATACTGAAACTTATGAACTAAAAATTGCAGAGAACTTTGAAGAGTTTCTAGGCGAAAGTGTTAAAGATGAAAAAGTTTCTTTAGAAGATACTACAGAATTGCTTGATTCCTATGTTGAAGCAGTTGATACAGATCTAGATAAAGAACATATTAAAGTGAAGTTGCGTGAGTTATATACACAAGCGCAGAATTTAGAGGTATTATGATTACATTTAAAGCATGTAGATGGAAGAATTTCTTATCTACTGGAAATGAATTTATTGAAATTAAATTAGACAAAGCACCCACCACATTAATCGTAGGACAAAATGGATCAGGAAAATCTACATTATTAGATGCCTTATCGTTTGGTCTATTTGGTAAACCCCATAGAGATATTAATAAAGAACAGTTAGTTAATTCTGTTAATAAGAAACGTACATGTGTAGAAGTTGAGTTTGAAGTAAGAGGAGAAGAATTTAAAGTTCGTAGAGAAATACGTCCTAATAAGTTTGAGATATATCAAAACAACAAACAGATTAATCAAGCTTCTAATGCTAGAGATTTTCAAAAGTTTCTAGAACAGAATATACTTAAGCTTAATCACAAATC